TTGGTTAAGGTTCAGTACGACAAGACTGCATAAGTCTTACACGGCCCCTTCGGGGGCCATTCTATTTCTGGGTGGGTTATGGCGAGCAAGATCGACTTAATTAGCAATGCACTTATTCTAATTGGTGACACTCCGATTAATTCACTTACTGGTGGATCACGGCGCGAGACTGTCGCGAACAATCTATACGACAACATTGTCCAAAACGAGCTGACAAAGCATCGTTGGGGCTTTGCTCGTAGGCAAGAACAGATGTCCCGCTTGACGGACGTGCCTGTGAACCCGAATCAATGGGCAACAATTTACCAGCTACCGACTGATCTACTGTTTCTAATCACTGTATCGCCTGATTCCAACTATCAGATATACGGCGACAAGGTGTACAGCAATTCAGATAACGCCATGTTTGCTGACTATATTGCCAACACGCCCGAGGCTGAGTGGCCTGTGTACTTCGCCAAGATGATCGAGTACGCACTGGCTATGGACTTCGCCGCAAGCATTAGAGACAGCTCTGCGGCTAGAGGTGAGATGGCCGCGGCCTATGTGAATGCGTCCCGTATGGCGCGATTCACGGACTCTCAGCAGTATCCGACGCAACAATTAAGAAGTAACCCATTTACTAACGTGAGGTTCTAATGGCTAAGACTCGATTTATCCAGTCTAGCTTTGTAAGTGGTGAGTTATCCCCGCTTCTCAAGGGCCGTATTGATATCAACCAGTATTATCAGGCTGTCGAGACTGCTGAGAACGTCGTGATCGTTCCACAAGGCGGGATGCGTCGTCGTCCGGGTACTGAGTTTATAACCGAGTGCGTTAAAGGTATTTCAAAGAAGTCACCGACGTACACGATGCCCAATGGCGGCACATCATCGGTACTCAATGACGGCGATGACACGACAAGCACGTCAACAACTACACCGATTGGCACGACTGACCCGTATGTCGTAGCCAAGATGGATTTGTTGGTTGATCTCCCCATGAAGTTTATTGATCTGCGCCAGATCAGCCTATCAACCGGCACAAGTAGTCAGTTCAAAGTCCAGTATTCAACTGATGACGTGACCTATACCGACGCCGCAAGCGTCCCGTTGCTTGGCACTAACCCGCAGAACTTCCGATTACTGGTTGATCAGACCGCTCGATACTGGAGACTAGCTCGTATTGGTGCGACTGACTTGGGTGCCGCGACGGTTACGATTGCTGGTCTGTCTCTATATGAAGAGTCTGCAATTCTCAGTACACCGCGCTTAGTAGACATGAGCGTTGAGGATGACCGGCACTACCTTGTGGAGTTTACGCGAGACAATATCGCTATATTCCGCTCTCAGCTTGTAGGCATAAACATTCAGACCACTAGGGTTGCGGACATAAAGCCCTTGTATAGCGGTTTGACGTCGGCTGAAATAGAAAATATCCGCGTGGCTCAGGTTGAAAACGTCATGCTTATCGTTGGTGACTTTGCGCCGATGCGTTTGGTAAACCTTGGAGCAGATAACGATTGGTTTTTGGACCTTATCCCGTTCACTAACGTGCCTCAGTACGACTTTGACGATGCACTAAGTCCTACGCCTACCAATGAAATACAGGTTATGACGCTAGGTCATACCGGATCGGGACAATGGAAAAAAGGTGACCGGTTTGAGATAGACATTGAAGGGGTTCTTTCTAAGTCTATTAGCTTTGCTGGAGACTCGACTGCCGATGAGCAAGCCTCAACCGTGTTTAACATCCAGAAGAACCTGCAAGAGATGCCGGTATTTGGTGAGACAGGCGTAGCCGTAGCACGAACAGGAAATCAGCAGTACACAATCACAATATCTGGAGAATCTACAAAAGACTTTGAGTTGTTCTCTGCGTATGTGACCGAAGGCTCTTCAGATCACGAGATTGATTTCACCAAAACGCAATCAGGCTCACCCCGTAAAGAGGATGTCTGGTCGTCCACCCGTGGATATCCAAACAGCATTTGCTTCTATGAGGGTCGCTTGGTCATAGGCGGCACTGAGTCAAAGACCCAATCAATCTTCATGTCTAAGACGGGATCATTCTTCGACTTCGATATTGATGACGGTGATGACGACGAGGCAATCTTTGCGACTATCTCTTCACGCAAGCTGAATGACATTGTTGACGTGTATCCCGGTCGTAACTTGCAGATATTTACATCGGGTGCGGAGTTTGCTGTAACCAGTAAGCCGACAACGCCTAGCTCGATTACAATTCAGCCGCAGACTTCACACGGCGCGAACAAGGTTGAGGTCCAAGACGTAGACGGATCGACCATATTCGTTGACCGACACGGCAAGTCCCTCCTGAGCTTCCTGTATTCGTTTAACGAGGACGCTTACACGTCAGACGATAGATCGGTACTGGCCTCTCACTTAATCAACCAGCCGGTCGATATGGCCCTTCTAGCGGGTACTGCGAGTGATGACGCTAATTGGCTGTTTATCGTCAATACAGATGGCACGGCAACGATCCTTAACACGCTAAGAAGTCAGGACATTAATGGCTTCACTAGCTGGAAGACAGACGGCGACGTTAAGAGCGTTTGCGTTGTAGATGATCAGCTCTTTATGACTGTTGAACGCACTGTAAACAGCGTTGCAAAACTGTTCATTGAGCGATGGGACTTTACCTATCTTATGGATTGCTCGATTAAGAGCGTTCAAGTAGCTGGTGTCATCGACGGACTGGACCATTTAGACGGTGAATCGGTCAAGGTGTTAACTCGTGACGGCCAAGCTGATGCGAACGAAGGCTATGTGCTGTCGTCTTACACGGTAGCTAGTGGCGAAATCACTCTTGATCCTAGTGAGGTGTACAGCTTTACCACGTATGAGGTTGGCTTACCGTTTATTCCTACTATTAAGCCGATGCCACTGAACACAAACATCGGATCGGGCCAGAATCAGATGCGCTTGAAGAAGATTGTCCGCATGAACCTGCGAGTATACGAGTCTTCTGGCATAAACATTGACGGCATTGCCGTACCTGTTCGCGAGTTTGGTGAGGCTGGCACTACATCCCCTTTAACTGGCGGGTCGATTATTCCGAAAACTGGCATAATAGAAGACGTTTACGATATTAACGGCTGGGGCCGTGAGGTCATACCGACGATTACTTGTCCTGATCCTACGCCCATGCACATACAGATGATTGAATACGAGGTCGAAGGTAACTGATGGCTCTCCCTATATTTGCAATATTAGCGGGCTTAAGCGCAGGTGTATCAGCCTACGGTCAAGTTCAAGCCGGAAAGGCTCAGAAGGTAGCACTGAAAGAGCAAGCCAAGCAGGAAGAGCTTGCGGCAGAAAGCCAAGAGCTACAGCGTCGGCAAGAACTTAACAAAGCATTAGCGGCTAACGTCGCGGCACTCTCGACTGCGGGAATATCTGGAGAAGGCACCCCAGCAAGTCTGGCTCTGGCAAGCGCAAAGCAAGTCGGGTTAAGTGAAGCAACTATTGATGTGTCTGAGAATCTAAGACAAGCGGCACTCAAGCGACAAGCTAAGCAGGCGACTCAAACAGCGGGATTAGCGGCGGCAAGTACATTGCTTAGTGGTGGGTTAAAAGCGGCTCAGTTAGCGGAATAAAGTTATGGCTCAGAAGCGCATTGATTATTACGGACAGTTTACGCCAACAGGTGTAGACACCTCTCAGGCTAAACGCTTGCAGGCTCTCTCTGGCTTGGCCGAACAGGTCGGGGACATTGCGTTTGAGGTTGGTGCTAAGATCCAAACAAAGCGCGGTCAAGAGGCTGGTGTTGCGTCTGGCATGGAAGCGGCGGCAGAAGGTCAGGCACCAGAAGCCAAAGAAGGCTTGCTTTCGCAAATCTCTATCTACGATCAGGCATACAACAAAGCGGCGCTGAACGCGTATAGCTCTGGCATCCGTGTTGATGGCAAGAAAAAGATCATGGAACTCGAAGATCAGTATGCGACTGATCCCGACCCCGTAGCATTCCAAAACGATTTTGACGGATATATGAAGGGCGTAACTAAAGGCTTGCCAGAAGATTTGGCGGCTGACCTACGCTTAAGACTTACTGAAGATGCAATGCGATCACAAGGGCGTCTTGCTGACTCACAGCGGAAGCGGCAGTTTGACCTTGCGGCTGTCAACTTGAATGAAGAGCTAGTGACTCTTGCGGATGAGCAAGCCAGAGCGGCTCGTGAGGGCGACGATACTCGTGTTCAAGAGTTGCAATTGCAGATGGAGAATATTGGTGCCGAGAACATTGATATTCTCGACCCGGCGCAATACGCCAAGTTTACCTCAGAGCAAAAAGATCGGTTGGTTGTGCAAGGTAACTTAGGCCAGCTTGATCGCGCTATCTTGAATAACGAAGACTTGCCTCTCGAAGAGCGTATTGAGAACGGCAAACAGATGCTTCGGACTATGACTAGCAATCCCATTGAGGGGCTGACTCCAGAACAGCAGTCAAAGCTAGAGTCACAGATGGCGACTAGATTAAATCAGCTTGAGGGCCGTTTAGTTGAAGAAGATACGGCATTTGGTATCGAGCTATCTGATTACAAAGTACAGGTTGCAAGTGGAAAAATTGATCCACTTGAAGCAGATCAACAAGCAAACGATTGGTATACAGCGGGTCTCATTTCAGAGCCAGAGATGACAAGCCTCAAGAAGTCAGCGCGTACTGCTACGGCTAAGAAGGCCGAGACAACCGCAACCAATGTATCAATCACCAAGCAGTTCACAGATCAGCGCGACCCTTACTACGTTCCCGATCAGTCTGATATCAACAAGTATTATGATGAGGTGTACGTTCCAGCGCAGGAAGGTGCAACACCAGAACAGCGTATGTTGACGGATGCGATCTTTATCCAGAAGACGCGCATGATCCCAAGCACTGTGAAGAATCAGACAAACAGCTATTTATTGTCGGGTAATCCTGAGTTGATTATGCAAGCGGCACAGCTCATTGATCGCGTTGATGACATAGACGGCATGTTTGATCAGATTGTTAACACACAGACAAAAGCCTTTGCATTGAACATGGTCCAGCTTATGGAAGTCATGGAGCCAGCGGAGGCGCTTAGACTTAGCAAGCAACTAACTGACCCGACTGACAAGAATCGTGTAACGGCTCGACGCGATCAGATTAAGACCGAGAAGTACGACGAGAAATACGTTGATTGGACTCGTAACATTGTTGGTGAGACTAACCCAACATCATTCCAGAATGCGGTAGCGCAGTATCAAACAATATTTGAAAGTTATTATCTCGCCGGTACCGATGAGGATGCGGCAAGAGCGCAAGCCGAGAAGATGATCCAATCGAACTACACGCAATCAATCTTTGGCGACATGATGTATGCGCCAGAACAGTATTACGCTGTGAATGGAAGCGTTGAGTATATGCGTGATCAGCTAGATGAAGAGATCCGCGCAGAAGCTCCCAACATCCAGTTTGACCGTGACAACATTTACTTGTTGACCGATGACTATACCGCTCGAACAGCAGTAGGAAGCGCCCCACAATATCGGGTTTTAATCCTTGATGATGACGGAGTATTCCAACAGCGCAGTGGTTACTTTGTTCCAGATATAGCGGCACAAGAATCAAAGCTAAGAGCTGAGACCGAGACGCTAACTCAAGAGCTACGAACCGAAGAAGAACAGGCCAGCGTTTCATACAAGCGCCAGCAGTTTGAAGAGAAGCAAGCCGCATACGAAGAGCGCAAGGGCAAGCCGAAAAAGGCCGTACCAGCGTCAGAGTTGTATGCTGATACCGTTCTATCTGATAGCCGCAAGATCGTCGCAGACGTGGCTATGGGGGCTTTAAAGGCTAGAAGAGAGGTGATCGGCACGGCGGTTGATGCGATTGTTGGTGTAGGCGAGCAGATCGAGAAGGCAGGAAAGCGCCAGCGATCAAAACTCCTTGAGGATATCCAAGAACGAGAGGCTCAAGAGTAATGCCTTTTGTTGACGCACGAGATGATCTAATACTGGTCAATAAGCTAACGAACCTTGCGGAAGCGCCCGAGGATGAAGATCCGTCGGTAATCGAAATTGCAAGTGCGTTGTGGCGCCAAGAAAATACAATCGGCTCATTCGTTAGCCAAGAGTCTGGCCTACCCGATGGCGTAGACGATCAATCATTCAACCCTTACGACTACTTCTCAGAAGGCGAGAAGCTCGATAGCAAGTTTGTTTCCCATGCGGCACTAGCTGATACGGTTGATGAGATCGAGGCGGTGCGCAAGCAATATGCCAGAGAGACAACAGATCGGGAAACCATCCAGAAAGGTGGCGCAACATCGTTTCTTGTTGGCCTTGGCGTTGTTGGACTTGCTGACCCCATCAACTTAATACCCATTGGCGGGGCGGTTGCTAAGACATACAAGGCGGGTAACTCGATACTGAGTGCCGCTGTAACCACTGGCAGTGTTGCAACAGCCTCCACAGCCGTCACAGAAGCCGCTCTGCACCAATCACAGCTCACCCGTACCTATGGGGAGTCTGCTATCAACTTGGGCGCGGCGGCCCTTCTAGGCGGCGTACTGGGCGCAGGTGGTAAGGCTCTAGCTAACTCCCTCGACGCCTCTGCTATCAATGGCATTGTTGACTCAATGGATGTGGAGCCAAAAGTAAAGGCAGGCGATGACAGCGTTCTATCCCCTGAGTACCGTGCTACGCAAGAACAAAGAAGCGTAGGTGCTTCACAGCGTGTTGCAGATGTTGAGGTAAGTGGTAAGGCGGCAAAAGGCTTGGTCAAGGCGCTTGGCTTTGATCCATTGTCTCGCACGATTACCAGTGACAACCCATTCACCCGGATAGTTGCTAACCGACTCGCGGAAAACCCTGTGAAGATGGATGGCGATATCGTCACAGCCGTTGAGTCACGCGCTAAGATCCACGACGGTAAATACGCAACAGCATTGCAAAGCCATTTGGATATTTACAGACAGTACCGAAAGAACGGCGGTCGTCTGCGTAAGCGTCAGTTCAATGAAGAAGTGGCAAGGGCCATGCGGAATGATGAGTCTGCAATACCCGAGGCTATGCAGTCCGCTAATAACTGGCGCACTGAGTTATACAACCCGATCAAAGACGACTTGGTTGAGCTTGGCTTATTACCCGACGATGTGAGTGTTGGCACTGCTGTTGGCTATTTGAACCGAAGATGGGACAAAGGCAGAGTTACGTCGAACCTTCCTAAGTTTATCGACACCACTGCAAAGTGGTTGCGCGATGAAGACGTACGTTTGCGCGATGAAGCGGCCAAGGCTGAAGTAAATATTGCCGAAGCCACTGGCGCAGAGCGCACTAGACTTCAACAAATCATTGACCGGGCAGAGCGTAAAGAAGCCAAAGACCTAGCCGATGAGGATTACGAGCGCATTGCCGAACAGATCGCACAGCGTATTACTGGAACCCCAGATGGCCGCCTTCCCTATGATTGGAAGATTGGCGAAGGCTCCGCAAACAACAATCTAAATGGCACTGTTGGACTGCGTGGTCCGCTCAAGTCTCGAACATTCCAGATTCCAGACAACATGGTCGAAGAGTTTTTGGATAACGACATTGAGGATTTAGGCCGCTTCTATCTACGCAACACTGCAACGGATATGGAGCTAGTCCGAGAGTTTGGCGACCTTGACCTAACCATCCAAAAGAAAGAGATATTGGATTGGTACACGGAAAAGCAACGTACTGCCAAGACAGATAAAGAGCGTATCAAGCTGAAGAAGCAAGCCGATGCAGACATACGCGACATTGTGGCAATGCGTGATCGTATGCGCGGCGTCTATGCTCAACCCGATCCCGACAATGTATGGGTTCGAGCGGGTCGTGTATCTCGAAACCTTAACTACATGAGGTTTATGGGTGGCGTTGTAGCGTCGTCAGTTCCCGATGTGGCTCGTATCTTCATGGCAGAGGGCATTGGTAAAACCTTCTCGAAAGGGTTGTTGCCGCTTGCTAGAAATATCAATTCTTTTAAGGTTTCATCGGCAGAGGCCAAGCAATATGGCGTGGGCGTTGATGCGCTTATGGGCGGTCGGTCGCAGATCATTGCAGACGTAACGGATTACACGCAACCAAACACAGCATTCGAGAGAGGCATCCAGTACGCCACTGATAACTTTGGCCGCGTAAACCTCATGGACTACTGGAC